GAACTTAATGTTTTTGAAGGTGTATTTGATGTGTATGTCCCGATGGGTTCTAGAGTGCCAGTGGGTGATCGCCGTGTCATCGTCGGTGTGGGTGCTGTATTATTAAGTGTCCCAGTTCGCGTGCGAGTTGGGTGAGGTTAACCAGTTAAAATCGCATTAGAGGCCCCTAGGAGGCCATTACAGGCGACAAAATACCACATGGGCTACTTGATAGCGGACTTTATCAAAACAAGCGTATATGGAGTTTTATGGAAAATCTTAAAAAAGAGTTAAAAGGTCTTATTTGGACTTTAGCCGGAACTGGGTTGGTGTTAATCACCCTATCTGGAAGTACTCGTACAACTGGTATTTGGATCAGCATTGCTGCTATAGTTCTTTCGCTAGGAAGTGCGTATTTATCTAAAGACGAATAGGGATGCATGAGACGGAACACAATAGGGTTTTTAACACACGACTGGGCATACGGAACAAAACCATTACAACCTAACGGGTGCGCTTGGTACAGATGTTTATTGCCAATGCGAGAGCTAGAAAAGCACAATTGGCGAGTGGGCATTGGCATGCCACAATTTAACAAAGAACATGGTTTTGGAATGATCTTAAAAGAGAACCAAGCCGTGCATGGTTGGGATGTATTGGTGTTTAAACTTCTCATGAGAAAAGAAGTGGCATCAGCAATGCCGATTGCTAAAGCCCTTGGTCAAAAGATAGTTGTGGACATTGATGACTTTTTTGACGGTCTGGATGAGACTAATCAAGCTTATGCTGTTACTGACCCAAAGAGAAATTTAGACAACAATCGGGAGCATTACAACTCTATTATTGCTCAAGCCGATGCCATAATAACATCAACACCGTTTCTATACGACTATTACAAAACAAAATACAAGAATGTTTATCTTGTACGAAATGGTATTGACTTACCTCGTTGGGTACGCAGAAAAGACAGGGCAGTCAGTAGACCCACCATTGGTTGGGTAGGTGCAACTCCATGGAGGTCTAGAGACCTAGAAACATTGTCTTCATGGATTGGTCCGTTCATAAAGAAAAATAATTTGTTGTTTCATCACTCTGGGCATACTGCAAATTCACCTTTGGCTAGAGAACAATTAAAGATAGATAAACAACGATGCACATCTACTCCGTTGTGTCCAATCAACGAATACCCTAAATTGTTTAGCAAGATAGACATTGGGATTGTCCCTCTTAACGATTTACCTTTTAACCATGCCAAGTCCTACATCAAAGGGCTTGAGTATGCTGCCGCTGGCGTTCCTTTTGTGTCTTCATATTCTCCCGAATATGAGTATTTAGCAAATGCTGGAATTGGTAGAGTGGCTCGCAACGCTGCAGAATGGCAATATCATTTAAGCGAGTTGATAAACCCTCAACTGCGTAAGGATGAGGCCGAAGTCAATTACGAAATATTAAAAGAAAAGTTTACAATGACCCAAACTGGCGCTGATTGGAATGATGTAATGCTTCAAATACTGAAGTTATAGACTGTTCTATAATAGGAGCATGGCTAGACGCAGAGGCATTAATACAGAAGCAATGGCGCGTATTCGTCGTGCATTATCTGATGCCAAAGACTCTTTTGCGTTATCTTCAGACGAAGCTAAAGAAGCGTTGTTTTACGCTGAAGAACGTTTTGACCCATGGGTAGCAGCTACACAAGGCGCGGATAATGAAGACCCCAGTCAATTGGGAGAACGAACAAATGGTCAGGACAGCACACGCTTATTGTCTGCTCAATACTTTTTTAACAAAGAAACCTTAATTGGGGATATTTATTTAAAATTTAGAGGACAAAAAAACAGAAGAAATGGACCGTACTATGTGTTTAACAATGTTCCAGCATTTGTTGCAAAACGCTATATGACCGCGTTGTCCAAAGGCAAAACATTTAATACGATGGGGCTATCTGGAGGGTACACACGAGACACTACTAAGTTTTCTTTAGAACCAGCAACGCCGTTTGGTGCAAAAATTCAAAAAGGCAATTACGGAAACGTTCCTCCTATTCCGGGTGTTCCTAGAACCCAACCTCTTTCAGAAGGTGCTTACGAATCGGGACTTGGTATACAACAACAATCGGACAATACTTAAACTAAATTTTCGCTAGGATACACAACATGTCTATCAACACGGTTCACGGGTTTTGGTTTGTCTATTGGATAATTCGGGATACTGCAAGTAAAACCACGCCAAGAATGGCTGTAGGTTGGCTTCGTGAATTGGGCGGATATTGGCGCGTTGGTAAAGGCATTCAAATCAAAACAGGGAAGTACATTACACAAGTTGGCGTTTGTAGAAAACGTGAGTTTACAAATGAAGAAGAAGGGACATTAAACGTTCTTGAGGGTAGGATGATGACAACACCCACTAGTGAGATTGGAGATTGGCGTTGAGATTGTTTAAAACTGAAAAGTTGTTGACTGAAGAGAAAGAAAGAACTCGTGCACAAATTCGTGCGGAAAGATTGGATACTTCATCTTTGTACACATGGATGGATAATTCCATAATGTCCTTGGGTGCTTCTTTTGATAATTGGCGTTTTAAAGATGCGCCATCAACGGAAGTTTCTTCATGCATAGAAGCAATTGCTGTGGTATGGTCGGAAATTGAAAAGAGGAAAAATGGACGAAACATGTAGATCACCCGAAGAACTAAAAATGGATAAAGTAGTAGCGATGCTGAGGAAGATGGCAAACGACATTGGATCGTTTCCACGCAACAACATTATTAAACGAGAGGACTATTGTCTGATTGCTGATGTTGATGACCTTTATAATTTCTTAATTTGCGTTGAAGACCTTTATGAGTACCACAAAGGATTAGTGCGCCCAACAGAAGTCCACCCTGATCAACTATCATTATTTGAGATGTAGTGTATCCTTATATGGATGAGCGAAACACTAACTGACGAACAATTACCAGAGGATTTAGTTGAAGAATTAGATGAAACCTCTGCTGAATTTGTAGAGCAACTCGTCACAAAGTTGGTTTTGTTTACAGAACAATTCTGTGACGTTGAGTTTTTCCCTTATCAAATACCCATTGCTTATCGGGTAATTGAGTCCATAGTGTTGGGAGATGGCGAAGAAATAACATTAATTGCAACTCGCCAAAGTGGAAAATCAGAAGTAATTTCTAATGTGCTTGCATCCATGATGGTAATACTTCCCAAATTAGCTCCTGTATACCCAACATGGTTATCTAAGTTTAGTAAGGGTTTTTGGTGCGGTGTATTTGCTCCCGTTGAAGACCAAGCCGATACGGTGTTTAGTCGCATAGTCAATCGTTTGACTTCAGACCACGCTTTGACGTTTTTATTAGACCCAGAAATTGATGACACCACTAAAGCTGGTGGCACGCGAGGTAAGGGAAAGATTTTGGCGTTAAAGAACGCTGGGTCACTATGCCGTATGCAAACTTGTAACCCTAAAGCCAAGATTGAATCTAAAACTTATCACTTTGTGTTAATTGACGAAGCTCAAGAAGCAGACGAATATGTGATTGCCAAATCAATCAAACCAATGTTGGCATTTAACAACGGAAGCATCATGTTGACTGGTACTGCTTCGCGCACCAAATCTTACTTTTACAAAATGATTCAATACAACAAGCGACGTATGACCAGTAGCAAAAAGAGCATGCGAGATTGTCATTTTGAATATGATTGGAAAGTTGCATCCAAGTACAACCAAAATTATTTGAAGTTTATTGCCAAAGAGAAGCTCCGTATTGGCGAAGATTCTGATGAATTTCAAATGTCGTATTGCAACCGTTGGATGCTTGAAAAAGGTATGTTCGTCACCGAAGAACGCATGGAGAGGTTGTACGAACCATCTATGCCGTTAGTCAAACAATGGTGGAGAACTCCTGTGGTTGCTGGTATTGACGTTGCTAGATCTAACGACTCTACGGTAGTAACCGTTGTCTGGGTGGATTGGGATCATCCAGACCCATTTGGTTTTTACGAACATAGAATCCTAAATTGGTTAGAAATTAACGACCAAGAATGGGAAAGTCAATACTTTCAAATTGTTGATTTTTTGCGCAATTACGAAGTTTGTAAAGTCGCCGTAGACGCCCAAGGTGTTGGTGGTGCGGTTGCCGAACGTCTTCAAATCCTACTACCCCATATAGAAATAACGGCTACCTCATCTGATTCAAAAAGCCAAAATGAAAGATGGGTACATTTAACAGAATTAATACAAAGAGAACAACTTATTATTCCAGGGCATTCAAAAGCTCGTCGTACTAAAATGTGGAAAAGATTTAATCAACAAATGAACGATTTAGAGAAAGTTTATAAAGGTCCATATATGTTGGCGGAAGCTCCTGACGAAAAAGGAGCGTTTGACGATTACCCAGATTCCCTTGCTCTGGCGTGTTCTAACACTATTCATGACACCATGCCTACAATCCAAGTTGGGGAAAACCCGTTCTTTAAATAATGGTATTCTTTAATATCCGATTAACTCTAAGGAGTGACACATGACAGTATCACCAGCACCTATGTTCCCAGAAACGGGTCGTAACGAAATTATGTTTGAAGGCGAGTACGCCCCAAGCATTCCAGGCAACAAGGGTCCGCTTCGCTTTGAAGAAGGCGTTGCTACAGACACTGACGTTCCAAACGACTTTGCTAAAGGCGCATATGAGGACACTGCTCCATCGCCAATGCGAATGAACCAAAATAACCCAGAGATGTTCTACAAGCATGCCGCAGACACTATGCGCGAGCGTGCGCACGTAGGTTCAGCCTCATGGGTTGAAGCACCATCAGTGCTTAGCGAATTTGTGGAAGGTGCCATGTCTGGCGACGACATGCCGAAGTGGGAGTACTCCTACAACAGCGGTGGTCACATGAACCGTCCAAACGTAACTGTTGTTAGCGACTAACAATGGAAGGCGGAACAGCTTCCGCATCTGAGTCCGGCGGTCTTGAATCTGGAGACAGCGGTCTCACAGGAACGCAAGAGCTATCTGAAAGTATTGCGCAAACCTACGGGCTAAGTCCTGTAGGTGCGTTTAGTCCACGAGGTTACAAGAGCAGAAAAGGTATATTTCAAACTCTTGTTTTGCGCACCCCACCAGCAGCTGCTGAATTAAGAGAACGACGACACCCGTTTGTTCTTAACTCGTATTTAAAAAATACATTGGGAGTTTCTGTTTATCAACCAACGGGTTACGCCATGCCAAAGAACTTAGCAGGTTCTGGTTTGCAACCAACTGCTCTTTCCAACCAACAGTTCTCAGAAGAACCTGCGGACCCAGTTGACTCTGCGTTTGGAACACAATCTCCGCATCTAGATGCTGGTGTTCGTGATGTTGAGAGGCCAGAGGAAGAGGGACGCTTGAGCAAAGAAACAGATCTTCGTAGGCGTGCATTGCACGTTGAAAAAGGTCGCAAAGACAAATACGACTACGGGAGTTAACAACATGGCAGAAACACCATTTTTTTATGAATTAGACCAAGTAAGTGAAGCTGATTTAAACAGGATACCTGTTGGAAGAGGGGGTGCTCAATTCAGCAAATTCTTAATAGATCAAGGAAGAAATCCTGGTTTGACACTATTAACATCTCCTAAAAGTAATACAAAAATTAAAAAAAACATGACTTCTACAAACCCAATGGCTCGTTTGTCTTACCAAGCCAGCATGAATTTATCTCCAGCTAGGTCTTCTGGAGTTACAGATACCTGCGGTTCTTGTTCAACCGCGGGTTGTCGCAATAACTGCATTAATGACACTCATCAAATGTCTGGACCAGATCAACAGGCAGCACAGATTAATCGTACAAAATTTGGCGTTTTGCATCCAGATTTGTTTTTAGCAACTCTCAGAGATGAATTAAGCCAACATAGTGAAAAGGCGTATGCTTTAGGTTTACACCCCGTAGCACGTTTAAATACAATTTCGGACACAGCTTTTCATAGGTTAAAAGTTGCTCCAATTATTATTGGTCAATATGCGGAAGCTCCAAAGGGTTTGGATTTACCTAAAGAAATTAGGCATCTTCCAGGAATGACTTTTAACGAATATTCAAAAGAAAATATGCGTGATGTACGTGGAGTTCCTGAACCAGATCCTGTTTATGCACACCACCATATAGCCCACAGCGCAAGCGAATTAACTACAGCAGGTCGTGTTGCCGAACTTATAAAACAAAATAGGAATGTGTATTTCCCAGTTGATAGATCAAGGGGTCCTGCTCATGTTTACCCATATACGACATTTAAAGACTTAAAAACAGGAGCAGAGGTTACAGCACCTTCTTTTGATGCAGATCGTGATGACGCTAGATGGGCAGATCCTGAAAAAGCATCTTTTGGTGTTTTTGCTGAAAAGAAACGTGGTCATTATTCTAAAGGATTAATAATAAACCCACACACTAACGAACACGGTTTTATACGTGAAAACATACCTGGACAAAATGTTTCCCTTAGCCGCAAACCTTCTCGTAAGCAGTTGTAATTATGACTGACGCTTGGGCAATAGTTATCGCTGCGTCTATTCCTGTTTTGGCTACAGGAATTGGTTGGGTAATAAAACTTTTGTTCAACCTTGCAAAAACAAACAGAGACGATCATAACAAGGTTATGGAAGAAATGCAAGTTTTAACAAAAAGCGTCAAGAAGGTAGGAAAGAAACTAGATAAACACATAGATTGGCATGCATATGAAAAATAAAGATTTGCTTGTTAATGTCCTTCTTAGAATCCTTGCAACATTTGCGGCATCAGGTTTGGGCGTAATTGGTGCAGGAGCAATCGCTGGAGTTCCGTTGTGGAAAGCCTGTTTTATGGCAGGAATTGCAGGCGTGGCATTTGTTGTTGAAGGTTTGTCTCGTTCATTCTTAGATGATGGTAAACTTACGCTTTCTGAAATCAACGACGTCTTCAATAAAGTAGACGGAAAAGATTCAACAGTAGAAGAAAAACCAACAAAACCAAAGGCTAAATAATGAACAAAGTTGCTTGGGATTATATTGTTCCTATTAAAATGCCAGCCGATTTGAAAGGAGTTGAACCTGGAAAACTGCCCGAATCATTACTCAGAGCAATCCCAACAGGAGGAAAACTCCACTGGCTTGCAGCAAACGCATGGAACGCAATGGTCGCCAAAGCCAAAGCCGACGGAATTGAACTCAAGCCCACGTCATCTGGCGACCTCTATCGCAGTTACGAGTCGCAACTGGCGAGTTTTAAACAGCGCTACGTTCTGGAACCAATTCAGGGAACCAGCACAAAAACATTTGAAGGAAAAACTTGGTACCTGAAAAAAGGTATGGCAATGCTTGCCACCCCAGGAAAATCAAATCATAATCTTGGTCTTGCCGTTGACGTGCACTCAGCAAGTGAGCCAAAGCGTCTTAATTGGTTAATTGCCAATGTTAAAGATTTTGGATTTTCGTGGGAAGTGGTTCCCAGCGAACCTTGGCATTTGCGCTACGTATGTGGTGATACACCACCTCCAGCCGTTGTTGCTTATGCTGCTGGGCAACCAGCACCTGCTGCAAGCACAGCAGCAGCTCCGGTAGCTGACGTTTCTAAGGACGCAAACAAAGAACTTCAACAAGCCCTTAAAGACAAAGGTTTTTACAACGGGGCAATTGATGGCGATCTTGGTCCAAAAACTCAAGAAGCTGTCAAAGCGTTCAAGGTTGCAAACAAGCTTAACGCCGACTCCGTCGTTGGTCCAAAAGTAAAAGAACTTCTAGGCCTAAATTAGACATTACAACACTCTATTGACGACCTGTCGCGGAGTTGATAGTATGCCTGTATGCGGGTTTCAGACATTGATCTAATAGTTTATTTCTTACGAAAAGTTTATCCAGGAAAAATGGAAGAACAAAAGTTAGTAGACTTAATAGACAAGCTGTTGTTGGAGAAAAAAAACAAATTGGCTAAAAAGGAACCAAAATGACAAAAGGTACACAAGAAGAAACGCTTCTTTCAAAATTAGCGGTGATGTCAAAATCAGTTGAGGCACCTTGTCCGTTGGGGAAGATTTACAAAAGATTGGACAAAGAGACAGCGCAGGCTTTTCTGTCAGCGTTACAAAGTCCGGCCTCATCAAGCGAAATACACAGGGCTTTAATTTCAGAAGGATTTTCAATATCAAGAACCACAATCAACCATAAACGTCATTGTTTTAAAGCGGGAACAGATGATCAATGTTTATGCTTTCCGAATAACTTGGAGAACAAACAATGAGTAATTTGCAAAGCAAATTAAATAACATCACGTCTGAACAAGAAAAGAAACAACGCAAAGATAAATTGCTTAGTTCTTTGGCAGACGTGTTACTGGAAAAAGACATTGATGTATCGGAGATAGGTGACCTTAAGAAAGTTACTGTTACACAACGTTTTTCTAAAGACAAAGAAGGAGAACCACAAACCCAAGAAACAGTTGTTGTTCAACTGTCTCCTAGATGGGAGGTTGGTCCAGAGTGGCCGTTGGTTAAACAAGGTCCATCTTTTAAAATTCCTGTAAACAAAACGTCGTCTAAACCAGTTACTGGTTTTAAAACGTGTGTTGTTGTTCCTGATTTACAAATAGGTTTCTATCGTGGTAGGTCTGGAGAATTAGAAGCAACCCATGACGAAAAAGCAATCTCTGTTTCATTGGCAATAATCAAAACAGTAAAGCCAGAAGTAATTGTTTGTGTTGGTGACAATTTAGATTTACCAGAAATGGGAAAGTATCTTACATACCCAGCGTATGCACAAACAACACAGGCATCAATTGACAGAGCAACTGCTTTTTGTGCAGAGATGCGAAACGCTGCTCCAAACGCGCAAATTGTTTGGTTAGCAGGTAACCACGAAGAAAGAATGCCTAAATATTTACTTACTAACGCTGGCGCTGCTTATGGGTTGCGAAAAGGAAATATCCCAGAATCTTGGCCCGTATTGAGTGTTCCATATCTTTGCCGAATGGATGAATTTGGTGTTGAGTACCGACCAGGGTATCCAGCTTCAGATTTTTGGATTAATGAAAAACTTCGTGTTATTCATGGAGATAGAGTTAAGTCAAGTGGTTCAACTGCTCACGTATATCTCAACCAAGAAAAGACATCGGTAATTTATGGACACATTCACAGGATTGAAACTGCATATAAGACTAGAGAAGACTTTGACGGTCCTCGCACAATCATGGCGGCGTCGCCTGGTTGTCTCGCTCGCATTGATGGTGCTATCCCTTCTACTAAAGGTGGTGTAGATTTAGATGGGCGTCCGTTGGTTCGGTATGAGAACTGGCAGCAAGGTCTTGGTGTAGTTACTTATGAAGACACTGGAGCACATAAGTTTGCTTACGAAGTAATTCCAATTTACGATGGTTGGGCAATGTACCACGGCAAAGAGTACAGTGCTTAAAACACATGACAACAATTATTGCTATTCAAGGAGATGGGTTCTCAGTAATTTGTGCTGACTCTCGTATTAGTGATTCTTACTCTGATGGATTGATATCTCAAATAGGAACTTTGCGTGAAGGTTCTGGAAAAGTGGCTGTCAATGGAAAATACTTATTGGCAACTGCTGGCGACCTTAGAGCAATCAATATTCTTCAACATGTATTTCAACCACCTACGCCAACACCCAACACTAAAGGTAAAAAACTAGATCAGTTTATTACTAGCAAATTCATTCCGGCACTAAGAGAATGTTTTGATTCTCAGGGATACTCAGTTCCTGATCGTGATGATAAAGAACATATGGCTGAGCAAGGGTCAACTATTCTTTTGGCAATCAACGGAACTCTGTACTTAATTGATGGGGATTATTCGTGGTATTCCGACTTTACAGGACTTTACGCAATTGGCACTGGTTCGTCATACGCTCTTGGGGCATTACAAGCTTTAGTGCACAATAAAAAGCAGACGGTAAACCAAGCAAAATCCAACGCTATAAAAGCCATTGCAATCTCTGCTAAGTTTGACCCATACACGGGTGCGCCTTATCACACCTTTGTGCAAGAATACGAAGTGCGCAGTAAATCGCGTAAACCTGTATAATTAACAAACCAACAAAAGGAGTAATACCATGAAAACAGCTCATGTAGACGCAACAGCAAAAGGAGCCTTGTTAGGCTTGTTGACATATGTCGGCACAAAATACGACGTTTCAGCAGAAGTAGTAGCTGCCTGTGTTCCAGTAGCAGCGCTTGCTTTGTCATTTATTTCAACTAAAATCGGTGACAAAAACACAACCATGTTGATTGACTTGGCTACTAAAGCCGTAGCCGCAGCCCCAGCAAAGCCTGTTGCCAAAAAAGCCCCAGCAAAAAAGAAGTAATATCTTATTACTTTTTTAAAGAGGTTTTAAATGCCTATTGATTTTTGGTCTCCGTCTTATAGGGCTGCATCTAGCGACTTAACAGTTGCTATTAGTCCTTTAGGACTAGTTGAACTTGCCGACGAAGAGTTTGAAGTTCACGGCCCACGCCTTAATCGCTATTCGGCTGCATGGGCTTGGTATCTAGGACACCACTGGTCATACCGTCGTGAGATGGGCGACAACAACATAACGATGAACTATGTCCGAACAATGTCGGACTTCATCACCAATTTTTGTTTTGGTAAAGGAATTCAATTTAAAGTTCCAGAACAAAATCAAGCAATCATTCCACGACTTCTTCACGAGATTTGGGATAATCAAAACAACAAGCATTATCTGCTTTGGCAGATGGGGCAACTAGCCAGTGTTACTGGAGATTGTTTTGTAAAAGTTGCGTATGATGAACCGTACACGGATGGTGCTGGCGTTATGCGCCCTGGACGTGTTCGCATTTTGCCTCTTAACCCAGCGCACTGTTTCCCTGAATATCACCCACATGATCGTGAACGTTTGCTGCGGTTTAAACTTAAATATCGGTTTTGGGGTACATCTCCAGAAGGTACTCGTCAGGTTTACACCTTTACAGAAATCCTTACCGACGAATTAGTTCAACAATATGTAAACGACGAGCTAATTGATTCATATCCAAACCCAATTGGAACAGTTCCTATTGTTCATATTCCAAACATCACAATCACTTCATCACCTTGGGGTCAATCAGACATCTGGGATGTAATCCAACTAAACCGTGAGTTGAATGAAAAGATGACTGAAGTTTCAGACATCATTAACTATCACGCTGCTCCCGTAACAATTATCACTGGTGCAAAAGCAAGCCAACTTGAGCGAGGTCCAAAGAAAGTTTGGGCTGGTTTGCCAAAGGATGCACAAGTATTTAACCTTGAATCTCGTGGAGAAATGGCTGGAGCTCTTGAGTACATCCAGATGATAAAGAGAGCAATGCATGAAATTACTGGTGTTCCAGAAACAGCATTGGGACAATTTCAACCAGTATCTAACACTTCTGGTGTTGCTTTAGCAATTCAGTATCAACCTTTAATGAACCGTTATCAAATGAAGAAAGTTCACTTTACTAATGGTTTAGAGAAACTTAATGAAATTATCATTAGAACAGCGGCGGTGTTTATGCCAGAACTTTTAATGTACGACCCATCACAATCCGCAATGCCGGAAGCAGATCAACTAACTCAATTAGATCCAATGGACCCAAATACATATAAGACAACAATCCATTGGCCAGAACCCCTTCCTGTTGATGCTCTTATCAAACTTAATGAAGCACAAGCAAAGATGGCCTTAGGTATTGAGTCTAAGAAAGGTGCGCTTCGTTCATTAGGTGAAGAGTTCCCGAATGAGAAGATGATTGAAATTTTTGATGAACTTATGGACGATGCAATTGATCAAGGTGCACTTGATATGGTACGTGCACAGATTGGTCAAGCAGTGATGCTTGCTACGGGCCTATTGCCTGATGCCTCTGGTATGCAAACGACTTCTGCTGGAGGTGCTAATGTATCTAGTGCGGGAAGTTCGGGAACGGGCGGACCGCTTCCAGGTGTTGGTGGTATTCCACCAATTGAGGAAGATCTAATTAATAAAATGACTAGTCGGGCATATGGCGCAAGGTTTGCACAGCGTCGTATTCCTGATGAAGACAAATAATTCGTTAACTACATCAGTAAATATTCGCTAAACAAAACATAGGAGAAAATTATGGCAAAGCGAGAAACAGATGAAATCACCATCCCTGCAGTTGCAGTTGATGCGTTTAATGAGGCGGCTCAACAAGTAGCCCCAAGTAATCAAGTTACCCCAACGGGTAAAATCTTTTCTGAGACAGATGTGGAAAACATCCGTAAACAGGAAAAAGACAAGATGTACAAGCGTCTTGAAGAAGCCGATGCACG